CTGCGGTGACACCACGAGAACGCAACCACTTGAGAACTCCGATTTCAAACGCGGAACCTTTGCGACCATTCGGGTTTGCCATTATTTGACCAACTCTAGTTTCGTCGATTTACCGGCGACGGCGCGGGCGAATTTCACTGACATAATCAGTTGTTCCGCCAACGCCAACGCCTCGTCTTCGGTGAGGCAGGCCACCTTGACGCATACATCGGGCAGTTGCGCTCGCACCTTGTCCAAGAGCGTGGCTGCTTGCTCGGACTTGAGCGAGTCAATTCGGGAATGCTCTGCGAGCCGAGATAGAGCTAACAGAGGCACCTGCCCGACGACATCTTCCAAGAGATCAAGATTGGCGTCTTGTTCCTCAAGGTAGATGACGAAAGAACCATCGGAAGCATTGTGAACTGAGAAAAGGCTCATTCGGGCATCACTTTACGCAGACGCTTCTGAGCCGATTCCCATGCCTGAGCCTGCTTGATGCCTTCCTTCAAAGGATCGTCCTGAAGGCTTAGAATGGCCCACAGAAGCCCTAGAGAGGCGATTACGCCTGCGAATAATAGATACTGCATAAAATCCCCTTCCGTTTGCTTGTGGATAAGTATGAGGGGAAGGTCTGACACCCTAGCGGACGACACGCCGAAAGACCTAATTCCCTATGTATTGACAGGCGTATAGACAAAGGCTACTCTTCTCTCATTGGGGCGAAAGGTAGTAGCTCCGAAGGAAGGCAAGACAATGACAAGCAAGGCAAATGGGCAACCAAGCGATGCGACCAAGAAATTCTATGCAGATTTGGTTGCACGCAATAAGCAATTTTTTGCAGAGAACAACATCAAGACGATGCGCGACCTTGATGCTCACACTTTGAAGGCAAGACTTGATGGCAAGAATGGAGAAGGCAAATGAAAGCAAAATGTGCAATGTGTGGTCGTATTGGAACTCTTGTTTTGCGTTGGTATCGCAGAGATGATGGTCAACAAGAAGCGAATCAAGTTTGTATTCCTTGCGCTGATTTACACAAACAACTGATTAGAGAAGGCAGAGATGCATAATGTCTGCCAATCGCATAGTCGCCTGCCCTATCTGTGGCAAAGAAATTGAGGTGCGCAGTAACTTCGCGCATCAAACTCTCGTCAATCACATCAAGACAATGCACAAGGAAAGCGTGGTATCAGAATGAAGAAGATTCGATCTATCCGCGTCAGCGAACAACTGTGGCGTCGGGCAATGGCAAAGGCAAAGTCAGAAGGCAGGACAGTCTCAGAAGTAATCGTTGATTTCCTCAAGGAGTTCGTCAAATGACAACTGCCGAAATAGCCACCGCCTTTGCAGAGCGCGGTTGGTATGTCTTGCCCTGCTATCCACAACAGAAGGTGCCATTCTTCCCGATTGCAAAGCAGGGATATAAGTCGGCGTCAAATAAGCCCGCCACAGTCAAGAAATGGTTTGAGAAGTCACCGCTTCTCAACATCGGCATCGCGTGTGCGCCAAGCAATCTTGTCGTCTTTGATGTTGACTATCGCAATGGCGGAACCACTGATGGTTTAGACCTTAACACCTTCACAGTCGCCACCGGCGATGGTCTGCATCTCTACTATCAGGCTCCTGTCAATGCCACCTTTGGTGGCAAATTGCGCCAAGGAGTTGACATCAAGTTCAACGGATATGTTGTCACCGCAGGATCACTCCACGAGAACGGCAAGTTCTACGAAGTCGTCAAAGACATCGAGCCTGCGCCTGTGATGGGATGGTGCTAAATGAACGGACTTGATGTTCTGATTGTCTTCTTCACTGCCTTCTACGCATTCAGCGTCGGCCGCAGTGTTATCTTGTGGACTTTGCTATCAGTCTTTTATGGCTTGTGGATTCCATTGCTCTTGCTTGTGATGCCCGTCAAGGCTCGCAAAGCCTTCATCTTTCCTCAATGGTTTATGAAGTGGCTTGGGCCGAAATATGTCAACCGCACAATCAACAAGATGGAGCAACAGTTCTAGTTGGCAAGAGCGCGAGCAATGCCTTCTTCCAACGAAATCTTCGGCTCATAAAACGAGAGCATAAGTTTAGGATCACCGACCCGATAGGCAACCCCAACAGGAGCCTTCGGGTTGGTGCGTATCTCTGCCAAATATCCTGCCTGCATCATTGCTAACTCTGCCAATTCAATGAATGATGTCGGCCTGCCGGTGCAGAGATTGGCAACCTTGACATTGTTAGTGATAGCTTCAAAAGTCGCTCGCACAACATCTTCAATATGAATAAAGTCGCGCACCTGTGTTCCTCGACCCCATACATCAAAGGGCGTTGCCTTCTCCTTGGCTCGCTTGATAAATGAAGGGAATGGATAGTCAAGGCTTTGGTCGCTTCCGTATCCGCTAAACGGACGAAGCACTGTCACCTTCAAGCCTTCGTTGCGGCCGTATTGCGCAAGCATCTCACCTGACAACTTCGCCCATCCATAAGTCGAATCAGGTGTTCTAATATGGTCAAGGTTAATATCCCACTCCTTGAGGTGTTGCTTATATTCAGCTCGTTGCAAATATATGGGATACGCCGCCGATGAAGAGAAATACACGATATGACCAGGATGAGTGCGAAGCGCCCATTGAAAGAGATCAGCATCAATGGCGAGGTCAGCGGCAACTGCCAAAGGGTTCCCCTCGATAGTGGCGCGGCCACCGACAATCGCCGCGAGATGAATGACGACATCAAACTTGGTGTCATCGGTAGCGAAGAAATGACGGACATCTTTGCCACTCTTGAGGTCAATGCCAGTGATGTGGTTGTTCTTGCTATCAAGATGCTTCTTGAAGTTCGTGCCAACAAATCCTTCGTCACCTGTAATCAGGATTTTCATTTCCCCCACCTGTCGCTTTCGTATTTATATTTTTCAGAATGACCATCAGATGCGCTCAGTTTTCGGTCAACATCAAAGACAAAACTGTCATCGGCATTGAGAGCTGCGCCTATGTGTGACAAAGGCGTAGGAGCATCACACGGAATCCTAGTGCGAATCGAATCGCCTTGAACCTTGGTGTCGTAGTAGGGATCGTGAATCAAGACGTTATCAACAATCTGTGGATAAACCTGTGAAGCCAAGAAGTCTTGGTCGGTGGTGTAATAGTTGCCAAGATTGGCGGCCTGAATACGCTTTTCAATATCGCGCAAGTTCTTCGTCTTGCCCGCGAACATACCGGCAGAAATCGGATAGTCGTGACCGCTTGGATGGTCTTTGATGATGTGGTAATCAAGACCTGACTGCTCCCAATCCTCGTGAGCTACTCGATCCCGAAACGACAGGCGAGCATCAACATCACGACAGATGACGGCGTCGAATTGCCGATCAGAGAAGGCATAGTAACGCCACAACTTCGCCCGATGGTCTTCAGGTTCACCGACAATGCTTATTTGCACGCCTTTGACTCGTTCTAAAGTTGAGAGGATGGATTCATCAACGCTTGAATTGACGCTGATATAGAAGCGAACAATGAAGCCGTCGTCAAAAGGAAAATATCGTGAAGCAAGAATCGCGTTCTTGATGGCGCCTATGGTGTAGCGATGCTCATTGCCATAGAGCGAGAAGGCAATGCACTTCATTGCTTGAGGTTCTTGACGAGAACTGCGTAATCTTCACTCTTGATGTAGTTATCAAACATCAAGGCGTCAAAAGAATAAACTTCACGAGCATTGACTGCCCGATAGCCTTCATCCCATTCGGCTTTGCCAGCAATAGGGTGACAATGCTCAATGATGATGCCTGGCAGATATGAAAGGTTGCCAAGGTCTTGACCCAATCGCTTCCAAAAGTTGTCAAGATAGAGATGCTTCAATTTCGGTGGCACCATCCCGCCAAGGTCACGGACAATGGCACCTGACATCATCACCGCAGTTGGCAGATTCTCGCCTTGCAAAAGATCATTGCCATAGGCAAGTCCAGGGCGCGGGCCGATAGCTCGCATCAATACCACATCCCAATCAGGCGTTCTGAATCTGTGGTCGTCGCCGATAAAGGTGAAGAACTCATACTCATTGGCATATTTTTTGGCAGCGACATTGATGGGATAGGCCATTCCTCGCGTCTTGTTTTCAACTTCAACAATATATTCCACGCCAACTGCGCTGCGATAATTCACAAGTTCATTGTCATCAGTATCAACGACAAAGAGAATGTCTGACCGACACGAGAACTCTTTGTGGGCTTGCAATACTTCCACCGCGTTCTTCGGTCTGCCACGAGTCGGCACAAGCACGACATTGTTATTCAGATGCATCAGAAATCTCCCCTGCAATGGCGCTATATGCTGCTAAATCAATGTAAGAATCTAAATGATTCGGTGACTCAATGAGGCGAGCAATTTTGACAAGCGATAAACACAAAGCGACCTGCGAAGGGCTTATCTCACTTTCAAGATAAACACTCCACAGGTCGGCAATGCGCTTGTGATTGATGTATGGGTCGCCATAAATATCTTGGCGATCCGTTGCGGTGAGGCGTTTAGCCTCATCCAAAATCTTCCCCGATTTCATTTTCTTACTTACTTCCGCGCCCAAACTCTGAAGCCTTTGGGTCGATGGCCTTTAATATCGGGCCAAGGAATGCTGCAACGAAGCAGGCAACATAATCCTTTAGAGGGCGTGATGGGTCTGCGAGGTAGAGAGCTGCGACTGAGGCTGCTCCTGCTCTTGCATAGGTGCTTCCAACTGCGATGACTTTTTCTTTGTCGAGCATTTGCACTCCTTGAACTTAGGTCTGCCGAAGCCCACAATGAACACCGGCAGAGATGGCTTTAACTTTCCGCGATTTTTAACTTTGTATGCGCGAATCTTACGACATACCTGACCGCCATTGCGTTGGTCGCCTTTGACATCAGGTGAGGTGTTGCCTTCGATGACGATGACAGTGCCATTGCCTTTGACTTCTTCAACAATACCAATGTGGGAGATGCGGTCAAGGCTATCATTTGGAAAATCAAAAAAGGCTAAGTCGCCAGGCATCGGCTCGGCGGTGGCGAGGTCTTGCCAACGCTTCGCCTCGGCGAATGCCTTTGCCCCTGCCGGTGTGTAGGTGCAATCAGGAATCTTTAAGCCAACTTGCTTGGCACACCAATTGACGAAGGCACCGCACCAAGGATGATTTGCCTTTTTATATTTTGTTTCATTATCAGCAGGGCCTTCAATATAGCCAAGTTCGGCAACTGCGGTGGCTATGAATTTATCTGCTTGGCACATATTATTTCCGCTTTGTTAGAAGGATTCTATAAATCTCTTCAACTTGTCGTTCTAATCTGTTGACCGAATCTTTCAAACTTGAGCCACCATTTGGCTTTAACTCGTTTAGATAATGCTTGACGAGCCATTTGATGCCAATGGCCACTGATCCAATTATGCTTATCAAGGCAACGATAAAGCCTGCCCAATCAACTGCGCTCATTTTATGGCTCCAAGTAAAGAACGGAAACTGTGGTGGTGTTAGCTCCCGCCGTGGCAGCATAAAGAACACTGCCAATAGGAACTAGAAAATCTAAATTTGTATCTTTTGGAAATTGCATTCCATTACTACTTGTCACATCAGAGCCACCAATGTAGCAGGGATGGTCATTGCTATTGTGCAGGACAACTCGGCGATTTTCGCCATACGCTTCAACAATAATTTGAGCAGTTGAGTTGACAAGCACTTGTTTTGAGGAAGCCATTTTTCTCCTGTTTCAAGAACCCCAAGTTTTCAAAATCGTCTATTTGGTCATCAATTGTGCGAGTGATGGGAAAGATGTCGGAAATCATAGAACTGCACTATCTTGAGGGATTGTGCTATTCGGCCTCAACCCAACTAAGGGTTGCTTCATCCCAAATCCAAATACCTTCTATTGGCATTGGTGTTGGCGGTTGCCAATCAAAATTGTTATCTAGCGACCAAGATGAATAAGGCTGTGGCGCAATAAATACATCTGCGGCAGGATTATAACTAAATCCTATGCCAGCATATTGCTTTCTAAAAGAATTATTATATGAAGTTTGCTTCCAATTTGTGTGGCCACCTGACCACTCTGTAAGAAAAGCGATGCCGCTTGCTTCCTCATTCTCTAAATCAAGAGTTTCATTATTTACTGCATTGACATCGATGACTATATTATTTTCGTCTAGTTTCGCAAAGTGTGCCATTAGATAGTTATGCTCCCGTTTCCTGTCCAATGATAGTAAGTAAATCCTCCGCTTTCGTTTCTAGTTGGCGAACCTGTAGTTGCGGATGCTGTGTAAGAGCCTGCAAATTTTAGTAAAACAATTCCGCTTCCACCGTTTCCACCTAAATTAGCAGCGCTACCGCCTCCGCCTCCGCCTCCGCCAGTATTATTTGTTCCATTTGTTCCTGTGCCGTTACTTACCGCACCAGCCCCACCGCCACCAGACCCGCCTGATCCTGCGGTTGAGCTACCCATACCGCCACCGCCGCCTGCGTAATAGTAAGTTCCACTTACATTTTGTCCAGTTGAAGTCGCACTTCCCCAAGACGAATACGACGAAGAGCCGACACCGCCGCTTCCCCCTGTACTACTGGTAGCATTTCCACCTACTGCTCCCCGACCGCCGCCACCGCCTGCGGCGTTTTGACCTCCGCCGCCGTTATTTCCTCCGTTATTGCCTTCACCGCTTACGCCTGTGCCACCATCAAAAGCATCAGAGGACCTACCAGCGCCGCCACCAGACCCACCGTTATTTCCTGGCTGATTTTCAGTTCCACCACCGCCACCTCCTGTCGAAGTAACCGTAGTAAAACCTGAACCAGCAATACTTGAATTTGCACCATTTGAACCGCTTGATGTAGATGCACCCCTAGCGCCACCGCCACCTACCGTTACTGTTACAACCGTTAAAGGAGCGACCGAAATATTAGTAGATGCTTTCAAGCCACCAGCACCGCCACCAGCCCCCCAGTTTGAACCGCCGCCACCTGCACCTGCAACAACTACATAATCAAAAGATTTACTTCTTGGATAATTTTGACTAGCAATAATCCCGATTAAACTCATTACGCTATATCTCCTAAGACATACCAAGTATCGGTAGCAACCTTGATACAGGATGCAGCCGAGAACTGCGCTCTTAACTTAGGAGTTGTGGCAGTTGCTCCAGTTGATGAGATTGTAGTAGTGCCTGAAGTAACAGCCTTGATAGTTGTCTGACCTGCTCCGATTTGAATAACATTGATTACTGTGCCAACTGGATAAGCAACATTGGCATTGGTAGGGATTTGAAAGTCATTAGCAGAAGCCACCGACATTGTGACAAGTTTGTAGGCATCACCTAGAACAACTGTATAAGTCGCAGTTTGAGCGTTTAGAACGACAGGGATTCCAGCAGAGTAAGCAAGTCCTGTGGCTGCTCCACTATCCGCTACAAGTGTGTAGCCGTTTGTGCCGACTGCTAGGCGGGCGAATGTGTCTGCGCCTGTTCCCACCACAAGGTCGCCCTTGGCATCAATGGTTGTGGCCATCGAGTTGGTGATTGTGACAGTTCCCGAAGTTCCGCCACCTGAGATTCCTGTTCCTGCGGTGACGCCTTCGATGTCACCTGATGCCGGTGTTGCAAATTGGAAAAAGATAGCCGCGCTCGCACTTGTGAAGCGAAGAACGCCACCTTGATTCTGAGCTAAAGCAAGAGAACCTGAAGTGGCAACTGTCGCTGTTCCTGCGGTGATGGTGCAGACACCTGCGCCAAGATTGACGATGGTGACGATGTCACCTGCGGCGAACAATCCTGTGTTGACAGTAATTGTCGTTGCGCTTGCATTGCTCATTGAGATTGCGGTTCCTGCATCGGCAGCGACGAGAGTGTAGGAACTCGTCTTTGCGCTTGCATCACCACCGAGCATCGCGGTCTGTTGCAGCGAAGTCATCTGTGCTGCGGTCAGAACTTGACCAGAGGTGAAGGTCTGTTTAGCCATCTTTTCTCCTTAGTATGAAAGAACGCCTTGCGTTCCATCCAAGACACCTTGAGTCGTTGAGTTCAAGATGAATGCCTGAATTATAGGTTCTGCCGTGAGGAACTTTGTTGTCCATGTCGTCGGTGTGATGTCGTGGGTGATTCCTTGGACAAAGAGTTCAAGGGTAATCGTCGAGGAATCCTGCGCAGTCTTGGTGACATTGATGAGGGTGAACAAGTCCGAATCAAGACCTGCCACGATTCGGCTTGTCGCTGAAGAATCCATCAAGTTCAAGCCGATAGAATCAATGCGAAAAAGAGCATTCTCCCTTGCGTGCAAGAGCATGTTTGCTTGATTCAAGGCGTCAGAATCGGTTTGCATCAAAAGGTCAGATCGAGTGCCTGAATGAATGAAATAGGTTTCAATCGAACTTGTGGACTGAACTTCTTGTGGCGTTCCATTCAACCGAGTTACTGTTATGTCATTGAAAATTTGTGTGTCGTCGTAGGCAAAGTCGATGCTCTGATAGGCGATATTGGTGCCATCATCGTTGAAAAGCAGAGGTGTTTGATCCGCTTTGAGAGAAACTGTCGTTCGCGATAGGAAGACTGCGTCACCTTCAGGATTGATGAAAAAACCACCAAGTTCGGTCTGCTCTATCGTCTGACAGGCGGCAAGAAGCGTTCGTGAGGTGCCAGGATCGGCTTGGACAGTGGTATCGCCAATGTCAATGGATTGTTGAGAAGTTGGGTAATTTGCCAAATCAAGCAAGTTCTCAATTCGCGCCCCCGTTGTTTGACCGGCACTTGAACCCGCGACGGTCGTGATGGAAACATTTTGGAAAAGGCGGAAGGCATCGACGCATTGCAGAGTAACGCTTGAAACTTCATCAAGACCAAGGCGGAATGAGTTATCGTAGCTCGTAATGTAGCCTGAAAATAAGTAGTAGCGGTCAGTGCCACCGCCATCGTCATAGTCTGCCCAAATGCGAATCTTGCGCAGTGGAAGAAGTTTGCCATAGTAGGGCGACGAAGGATTCTGAGGGTTCCAATCTCCATTGGCATCTTCAAGAGTGACAACTGCCGTTCCCGCTTCAAAGTTGTTCAAAATACGATTGCGCCCTCGACGGATGCTTACTCGAAGTGAAATGTCGCTGACATCTACAACATCGGCAGGAGCATCGGCAAGAATTGCGCTATTAAGAAAACTTGTCGGATCATCAAGAATGACAGGGTTGCCGAAGGCAGGGCCATTAGCAAAGTCAATGCTGACTCCAAGATGCGGTGTTCCTGGCATTAGATTGCTCGCGCACTATAAAGGATTGAACTACCACTTCCTTGAGCAACAAGTAATCCTGTGCGGATTGTCTCAACTAAATCGTTCTCGCTTGTGACGCTACCTTGGACAGTGATATTGATGTTTGGAGTTCCTGCATTATTGCCTGCGCCAAAACTGTCGGCAATCCCTGAATAGGCAGCGAAAGGAATTTTTCCTGGCCCATAAAGATTAGGATTGGTCATATCTGTCGGGATAAATTCTAAAGCTGATCCTCGTCCTGGTAACTCAATGCCACTTGGAACTTGAGTTGAACCTGTGCCTGCGCCTTGTGTGCCACTGATAATTGTTGGGATATTTGATGGAATCACAGGTGGAATGATGGTTGGTATAACCGGCGGAATCACAGGTGGAGTAATAGATGAAGTCGGAGTTGGAGTGGTCGAAGGCGTTGTCTTCTTGAGTGCTGCAAGGTAATCATTGAGAGCGCCCAATGCGCGTTTCCATGCTTCGGCTGCCTCATCGCCAGGCAGAGCATAAGACTTAGATAGTGCGGCCTGAAGAGCGGTTCCATCTTGAACTGTCTTGGCATAGGCGAGAACTTGGGCGCGAGTCATTCCCCACTTGCCCATTAACTCTTCGATTTCCTTATCGTCAATCTTTTCGTCTTTGAGAGCGCGTGTGAAATCTACATATTTCTCAGCTTCATCTTTTGTCAATCCCCATTTCATCAAAAGGTTGACAATAGGGCCATCAGTGATGTCAGTTGAGTTGGCAGCATAGATGCGAGCAATATATTCAAGAACTTCGCCCTTAGTAACATTCCATTTTTGAGCAAGGACAGAGACTTCTTCGTCGCTGATGACTGTGTCAGATAGAACAGTCAAAAGGTCGGCATATCGTTGCGCCGCCTCATTGAGTTTCATCTGCGCTTCAAGGTTTTTCATTATTGCATCGACGCGACGAGCCTCTTCAAGATTACCTTGCTTCAATAAATTCAGACGAGCTGCTTCTAATTGAATGGGGTCTTTTTCTGTTGTTGGCTTAACGCCAAGTTTCTTCAAAGCCGCTAAAGCCTTCTCTGTTGCAATCTGTTCTTTGGTCTTGGCAGTCGTTGTTG